GGATCGCGCGAACGTGCGTGTGATCCGCTGTGACGCGGAGCACGAACACCGTACCAGCGGGCAGGAACACCGAGTAGACGCTCGATGACGCTGCGGCGAGGCCAGACGTGCCAATGTTCACAAAGCAATCGGTGTCGGTCGAGACCAGCACCAACTGACCGGGCTTGCCAGGCAGCGCGGCGGCGGTCGTGCTCGCACTTGCGATAGCGACCGTGAGCTTCGACTGGGTAGCCGGGAGGACCAAATAATCAGGCTGTTGCATGTTAGGATTTCCAATATGTGCCGGTGAAGATTTGCTCTGCAAGTCGCTTGGCACGCTCACCAACTTGCTCGGCCCATTTGCTGTTCAGCATCTCAAGCCGGGCAGCAGCCCAGTCTTGTTTGCCGAGTGCTTTCTGAAGATTCTTGAACTTGTCGAAGCGAGTCAGGCCGAGGTTGTACACCATCTCGATGATGGCGTCACGGCGAGCCTGATTCAAATTGACGTACCAGCCGTAACTCTGCGCAGACACTTCCGCCTGTCGCAGCTTCTCGTACAGCCACTCGGTTGCAAGGTCTTCGCTGATCGTCAGCGTTTGCAGGTTTGTACCGTAGCCAATCGTCCAGACCTCGACGGAGTCTTGGTACGCGCGCAGGCGCAGACCTTCGTGCAACTTGGTGCTGCTCAGCAGTTCGGGGGTAATCACTCGCCGGCTCCCATGCGCTCGGGTATCGAGCGTTGATCCTGGCGCGGAATGACGCGCGTGTCGCGGTCTTCCTGGCCGGGCGTGAACAGCGACGCGAGCGTCGCGACGGCGGCAGTCATCTTCGCGGACGTGCTGCCAGTCGTGGCGAGCGTCGTCACAGCTTCCTGACCCGCCTTCGTGAACAGGATGCGGTCGAGCTGCCCGCGTTGCGTCATCTTCACTATGAGCCGGGCAACGAAGGCCGGGTTCATAGACACGGCGTTGATGCCGATGTCGGACGGCATCGCTGCCGGCGCCGGGCCGAGGCTGCCCTCGACGCGGTTCAGGATGATGCGCACGCCATTCGCGGTCTTCATTATCTCGCCGACTTGCTTCGTGTTGAACAGGCCGCTCTGTTCGAGCTGCGCCAACTCCGTTGCGAACTTCGGTAGGCTGAATGCGTTCATGGCCTTCGGCGCAGTCGGGTCGAACGACTGGCGCCATGCATCTTGCACAGCTTCGGCGCGCACGGCGCGCAGCGCAGGCGCGTCGCCTGTGCCGAGCAACTTGACGAGTTCCGCCTGATCTTCCGGGTGAGCGGAGCGGATGAACTTCAGCAGGTCAGCCGGGCGGCCGGATCGGTTCGCGCCGAACGTCGTCGCGAGCGCGGAGTCCGCCATCGCTTCGACCTTGCGCTCCATGTCGCCGTAGCGCGAGCGCGTCTCCAACAGGAGGTTGACGGCTTGCTGCGCGGGCGTCGGGTTCGGGGTACGGCCCGCCTTCGGGGCGACGCGGCCGATGTCATCGAACAGCGCATTCTTGAGCTGCGCGCTAATTTGCTGGTTGACCGCAGCGGCGTCGCCGGCAAACACAGGCGAGCGCCCGCCGCCGATTGCGGTGATGCCTTTCAGCATACGGTCGAGTTCCGCGCCGGTAGCGCCGCCGCGCGAGATGATCGCGGACAACTCTTCGCGGAAGCGCATGAAGCCTTCCTGAATCGGGGCGCCGCTCGGGTTGGCGAGCACGTCGCCCTGGCGGTTGATGATCTCGTTCACGTCGTTGAGCAGGCGCGTCGGATTCACCAGCCGAGTGTTGCCGGAGAGTTCGTCTACACGCGACATGGCGCTTTGCCACATCCCAGATTGCAGAGCGGAGTGATCGGTGCGCGCGACTTCCAGCCGCTCGCGGATCGCGGCGGCCTGTTGACGGGCCGACATATTCGGCGCGGACGGCGGCTGTGTCGTGGTCGGCGTCGGACCGGCCGTCTCCAGACTACCGCGCGCCGGCTTGCGACCAGCGAGGCGTTGCAGCCAGGTCGAGAAGTTCTCCGACAGCTTGTCCGCCTGGTCGTTGTACATCTTGACGCGGTTCGGGCCGACAGCCGAGGCTTCGAGGCCAATCATGTTCGGGTGTCCGGAGACCTGGCCGACACTGTACAACTCGATGCCGAGGTCGTCCAGCGCCTTGCGGTTCGCGACCGTCGCCGGGTTCTCCCAGGCGTCGCGGGCACCGCGCGTCGTGTAGTTCCACGCGCCAACCTTGGCGCCAGGAATGAGCCCGACCGAGCCGCCGAACAGCATGCCAAGCGTTGCCTGGCCTAGCCGGCTGGCGTCTTCGTTGGGCATGAACTGCGCGCCAGCGACGCCGCCGCCGAGCAGGGCGTTCTTGCCGACCGTGGAGAGGAACCGCGCGCCACGCAGCGAAGGCGTCAGCAACGTCGGCACAAGCTCGCCCGCGCCAACAGCGCGTGCGGTCTCCGGGTCATGGAACAGCGAGCCGGGCGCGTAGTTGCCGGTCGAGTCGAGGCCGGCGCCAATCTTCGCCCATGCGGCCTTGCGCTGTGCATTCGCCTGTTCTGTATAGGCGCGTGCAGAGCCTTCCGGGAGTAGCGACAGCGCTTCGAGACCTTCGGTCCCGGCCTGTCGCAGTCCTTGCCCGAGTTGGCGCACGCCCTGTACAAAGCCTGCATTGGATGCGGCGCCGCCACGGATGGCCGCCTCTTCCATTGTCTCGGGTGCAACAGGCGGGCCGACCGGCGCTTCGTCCGCCGGCATCGCTTCGAGATGCCGCGCGAGTGAAGAGGCCAGGGCGTCGTCGCCAGCGGCAAGCGCTTGACGGAGTGCCTGCTCTACTTCAGTTCGTTTCGCCATTTGCGGGCTTCAGTGTCTTTGCGTATTCGATCAACTGTTCTATGGATGCGGTCGCCGGGTCGGGCCGGCCCGCGCGGGCTTCCCACGGGGGCGGCGTCGCGGCCCACTGCGTTAGCGGCTGCGCGATGATTGACATGTCCTTCGCTTGAACTGCTGCACGCGCGCGGGCCTGGATTGCGGGAATCATCCATGCCTGCACGGCGGCCTTCGATGCCATGACAGTCGGGCCGTCGTCGCGGTTGAAGCGCGCGTCGCTGAGACGCTTGATCTCTTCGCCCTGACCGATAGCCGCGCCCGTCACCATGTTGATGTACGCGCTGTACTGGTCAGACATGGCCTGTAGGTTCTCTGTACGCTGAATCAGCTCGGTCTTCTCTTGCGGGCCGAGCATGCTGTCGCTCATAATGTCCTGAGCTTTCAGCCAGGCGCCTTTCGCGCGACCGCCAAGGGTGTAGAAGGCCGGGTCGAACGTGCCAGACCACTGCGCAATGGCGTCGGCCTGCGCTTGCAGGTCGATCATCATGTCTTCGAGGTTGGTTTGCGTGGCGCGGCCAACGTCCTGCTCGGTGCGGCCGACGATGGTCGTCAGCTTCGCGATCATGTCGTTGATGTCGTCAATCTCGACTGCGCGCTGGTTCGAGGTCGGGCCGGGCGGCAGCTCGCTCAACTCTTTCGAGAGCGTGCGTCGGCGCATCTGGAGACGGAGGATCGGCTCTTTCAGATCGTCAACTTCGGCGAGTTGGTTCTCAGCGGTCGCGTAGTTCTCGGTCGTTTCGGAGCGAAGCTTGCCGAGGTTCGCTTGCTGGCTCTCGTACTCGCTCTGCGCCTTCAAACCCTGCTCGTACAGCATGGCGGCAGCGTTGGCATTGCCAAGGTCGCCGATGCGACGCGCAGCGTTGAAGTACGCCTTTGGCATTGCTTCGCGCAGGTCGATGCTGTCCTGCCCTTGCATAAGGGCTTGACGCTCTTCGTTCACTACGCGGTTGATGACTTCCGCCTGGCGGTCGCGCGCAGCCAAGTTGCTGCCCTGGAACAAGCCAGTGCGAGGGCGCATGATCTCTTGATCGTTGCTCTTGCCGCCAATCCGGTCGAATATGCCTGCCATAATTACTTGCCCCACCGGCCAGTAGCGCCGCCAAACGGAGAACCAGCGCCGAACAGATTGCCAAAGCCTTCCGTGCCTTGCGTCCACATGTCGAAGATGTTCATGCCGGCCGACTGGTTAACCGCTTGCGAGCCTGCTGCGTTCGCGCCGCTGCGTGCTTGCGCGATGCGGATCGCCATCTCGGCCGGGAGTAGGCCGGCGCGCACCAGCACGTCGAGCCCTTTCACGCCGCCGAGCATGCGCTCGACAGTGTCAGTCGCGTATGCAGAACTGCCCTGTGCAGAGCTGATGCCGCGCGCATGTGCGCTGTCGGCGTAACGCTCGCCCGCGTCTATGGCGCCCATCTGGCGCAGCGTGTCGGCCTCGCCGATGCCGCGCGCGAACTCTTTGTACGCCTTGCCCATCGTGCTATCTTCGCCGGCAACGCTAAGCCGCCCCATCTGGTGCAGCTTTTGGTTCATGTAGTCGAACTTCTCTTTCTCGTACGGCGCAGCCTGCTCGCGCATGAGGGCGAGAATCTGGTCGCTGCGTGCGCGCGGATCGGAGTTCGCGAGGTTGCTCACCGCAGAGCCGCGCAGCGCGTCGGCAATCGCCGGGTCCGCGCCCGCGCCGGGGTTGCCGGCCAGGTTTGCGAAGACGTTGATCGGGTCGCCAAGCACGCCGGACGTGCCGGTCTGCGACACGCCAACTTCCGGCAAGATGTTGGTCGGGTCGGCCGCAGTCGGGCCGGCCGGCGCCGCCGGGTCAATGCCGGGCACGATGCCGGGCACGGGCTGCGCTGCGGCGTCGGGTGCCGGCGCATAGCCGGGCTGGCCGACGATGCCTTGCGCGCCCCAGTCGATGTCGCCGAAGTTCGCCGCCGGTCGGATGGTGTTCCAGTTGTCCTGTATGAACTGGCGCCCTTCAGCGCTCATGTCCTGGCCGCCACCAGCGACCTTCGTCCAGTCGATGTCGGTGAAGTTCGCAGCGGGGCGGATGGTGCCCCAGATATTGTTCATCGCGCGCCAGTCGCCTTCGTTCAGCGGCGAGCCGCCATAGCCGGAGGTTGGCATCGTGTTCACGGCGCCGCCTTGCGTACCACCGGGGCCGTAGAAGTTGCGCAGGTTCCAGCCGGATTCGGCCGCCAGGTCTTCACCAGGCTGCGAGAGGCCGAGGAAATCTGTGAAGTCACTCATCCTATGATCCTGTTCGTATATTGTAGCCGACCAGCGGCACAAAGTTGCATTGCAGACTGACTAGCTTTTGGAAGCCGCGCGCCGACGAAGCGCTGGACGCCATTTCCAGGTGCAGCAAGAACGCTTGCCCTTCGTTCTGCGTGCCGACCGTGTCGAACGTGTAGTTGTGCATCGTCGTGCTGGCGGCGAGCGCCGGGGAAGTTATGCGCTGCGTCGAGTCGTCGTCCGTGCTGAAGTCGGTACGGAAGCGCAGTTGGTACGCTGTGGCAACGGACACCCCTGTCACGGACATCGACGCGGTCTTCAGTTGCTTCCGCACCATCGGCATCTCGTCCGTGACGAAGAACGCAGTCTCAAACTCCCAATCTTGATTCACTTCGAGCGACAGCGCAGACGTATCGACGTTCTCGGTCGGGAAGTAGCGGAACAGGTGATACTCGGAGCCAGCGCTCAGCCCTGCATAGTAGACTTTGCTGTTCGGCGCGGCGGTCATGCCGTGGCATTGCTCGAAGATAGCCGAGAGATTCGGCCACACCGTAACCGGGATGACGTTCCGCCCGCGCCGGTCTTGCTTCTCTTGCGTCAGGTGGAAGATGTAAGCGTCGCCGCCGCTGCCGCGCCTGAACAGGAAATACTGACCTGATTCGGGAATGAAGCATGCCGTGTACGAGCGCTGGTCTTGGATCGTCGTGATGCTCTCAAGGTCGGCTTGGATGCCGTCCGACAGCGTCTTGTCAATCTGCCACGACACGGTATTGATCGGGTTGTCCTTCGACACAACAACGCGCGTCAAGCTCTGCACACCGTGCGGAGACATAAACCAGAGGTCGCCGCCCTTGACGTGGCACACGGTATCGCGCGCGTGGCAGCCGGTGCCTTCGATCACGTCAACAACGTACATCTTGTCGGGGTCGAGACCGACTTCCGAGCCGGAGCCGTCAATGAAGAACACGATATGGTTCCGGCCGAACACGATAAGGTTTGCGCCGACTGCGGCTAGGGCGATGATACGGTCGGTGCCCGCAGTCCAGACGTTGCGCATGTCGAGCGCGCCTTCCCAGGTCGTGTCGTCCAGAAGGTCGCACCAGCGGAGCGTTTGCTGATCGTCGTCGGCGGCCCAGATACGGCCGAACGCGGCAACTGCGCAGTCGCCATCAGGCAGTGTGCCGCCGCCGGACGCGGACAGCGCGGCGAAGTTGCCGGTGGTCCGCTTGATGGGCGTGTGCGACCGTTGCCAGCCGTAAACGGCGCCATTGAAGTTGACGAAGTTCCAGTACCCTGCGGTCGGCGAAAGTGCGCCGGTCACGTCGCCCGCGCCGCCGGTCGCCAGCGTCGTGACGCTAGCGAATAGCTTCGTGCTCGTCGTGGAGATGATCGAGAACGTACCATCGGCCGCGACTTGCGTATGCACGGTGCGGATAGTCGTCTGCGACGTAGTCCCGGTCGTCGTTTGCTGGTCGGACGGACCCTTCACGCACAGCAGCCCGGTCGGGTGAACGATCAGGCCGGTCGTCATCGTCGCCCACTCAGCGCCTAGAATTACGCCAGACTCCGTTGAGTTCTGGCCGAGGCTGCCGGGCGCGTAGATCGTATGCTCCATTAGACAGGGTGTCCAGTGCGGTCTTCGTCCGTCATCTCGCGCGCGATCATGTCGTAGAGCGTTTCGTTCGCACGGTCATGCAGCGCTTGCAGGTTGTAGCCTTGGCCGTCGCCACGCTCCTCGACTGCATACGCCAGCGCGAGGGTCTGGATGGGCATGTCCGGCACGCTGAGCGTGTACGAGTTCATGCTTGACGACGGGATAACGGCTTGCGGGATCACGAAGCGCATCGAGATGGTGTACGTTGCATCCGGCGTTGGCCAGAACTTCACCAGCCGGTTCGCTGCGTTGGTGTACAGTGAGAAGTACATCGGCTCGCCGGTCTCGTTGTTGTCGGACAGGTGCAAGCCTTCCATTTGCTCGGTCGGAATCTCTACCAGCCGGTAGTTGGGCGCCGTCGTCGTGTTGAACACTTGCGGCTGCGGAGGGAGTTGCGTGTGGGTAATCGCCAGAGGGCCGCCGGCATTCACGCCGCGCTCGTAGAGAATCCGCCCACGGTCGGACACCGCCGCGCTACCGTTCGCGCCGCCGCCGCCAGACAGCGTGTACGCTGCCGTGCCGCTGCCAAGTGTCAAGGTAATCGTTGACCGGAGCGCGTACCAGTCCCACGAATCCTCGACCAGCTCTTTCGCTTGGTTGAGCATTTGGATCAACATCAGGTCGTACAGGTCCGTCGTAGACGAAGCCGTGAACGAGCCCCGGCGCAGGCCGGTCTTGACGTGGTTCAGCAGTGAGACAGCAGTAGCCATAGTTCCTTAATCCAAGTCGTATTCGATGCGCCAGCCAGCGAGGAGACCCTTCTCACCGGAGGTCGTGAATCCGGTCGAGGCGGGCGCGGCCGGGTTAGTGTAGAAGGTGATTGTCGATGCGGCGGCAGCGATATAGAACGCGCCGCCGATGCCCGCGCCGTTATCTTCGAGGAACATTGACGGCCCGCTCTGCGCCCCGGCTGGTCGGTATGCGGCCGGGAGTCCAGTCATGGTCAGCGTGTTCGCGTTCGACGTGCCGTTGATGGCTGTCGTAACGGTCAGCGATACGCGCCGCCCTGTGCGTCGAACCTGCACCGTGCCGGTTGGCCCAGCGGCGTAGCCGGTCAGCGCGCCAGTGAACGAGTCAGTGCCTTCGGTCGCGGCGACTGTGCCGCCAGCCGTCTTGACCGACGTGCTGATTGTCACATACAGCGTATTGTTGGCGTAGAGTGCAACAGAATGGTTCGTGTATGAGCCAAACTGCACAGTGCCCGTACCGGCGACCACGAAGCCTTCGACGTTGTTTGTCTCGTCGCGAATGGTCACAACGCAGTCACCAGCGGACGCTATGTTTACATCGCCCGTCGCGATGCTGTACTCGTTGTGCGCGCCGGGGCCGAGGTAAATCTGCGTCGCTTTGAGCTTGATCGAGTCGGTCGTGGTCGTCGTACGCTCGACCACGATGGCTGGCGTTTGTGAGCCTGCATCACTCGCCGGGCCGAAGCTCCACTGCTCGGCGCTTACGAAGGCAGTCCAGAGCTTTTCGTCGGCGTCGCCGTCCGTCTCCAGCCAGCGCATGATCGGAGCGCCGCCTTCGAGCGTGAAGATGCAAGTAGACGTGCCCGCTTCGTACGTGAAATTGTTCGCGTGTATCGTGAACTCTTCGACTACTTCCGCCGTGCGCGTGATCGACATCGCGTTCTGACCGGCCGAAACCGGCGGGCCGTCGAGCGTGGCAATGGCGAAGGTATCGCCGTTCGCGGTGATGCGCCAGATTCCTTCGTCGGCCGTCGCATCAGTCTCAATGAACGTCACCGCAGGCTGTATGCCCTCGATGGTGAGCTGCGCGTAGTCGGTGCCTGCGCCGTCCTCGATGGTGATGCTACCATCCAGTTCGTTTACCTTGAGGAGCGGGCTGCGCTTGTATACGGTCATTCTGATCCCCTCTCGCGGGACAGGAGATTAGAATGAGGGGTACGTCACTGACGTACCCCCCAAAGAGCGACTAGGTCGCGGGAACGATGACGGCTTTGCAGCCGACGCCGTCTTGCGCTTCCGAGAGACCGCGCACCGTCTTGACGCCGAAGATGGCATCGGACGTTACGAGGGTGCCCAGAGCTTCGAGCTTATACTGAGTCTGCACGCGCGGTGCGACTTGCTCGGCCAGAACCAACGCTTCCTTCTGGAACAGAAGGGCGGCGCGGAAGGTCGTCAGGTCGTTCGACGCGGTCAGGGTCTCGCAGTTGCTCGACACGTACACGTCAACGCCGTAGACCGGCAGAACGAAGCCGTTGCGGATGCTGTTCTCGCCAGCGCGCTCGCCAACGAAAGCCTGTTCCGTGAACCGGGGCTCGGCAAGCATCTTGCGCTTCTCGACGGGCGGGATGACGAGGTAACGGTCGCGGCTCGGCGTATCCGTGTCGTCAAGTTCCTGCACGAGGCGGCGCATGCCCGCGTCCGTGATCGAGGCGCCGTTACCGGCATCCGCGTCGGACCATTGGGTGCTGCCGTCGCTGCCGATTACCGCGCCAGTGTTGTTCGACGCCGTGCCTTCATACGCAGTCGCACCGCCCCAAGTGGCGGCGAGCTGGTGAAGCAACGTGTCGGTCTTTTTGGCGAGGGCATAACCGGCATCGCGCATGTAGAACGCGCGAAGCGAGGGAAGTGCCTGGAACTCAACGATGTCTTCGATGACACGGCTGTATTCCCAGTGCTGGTTGAGAACGATGGTCGTCGCACCTTCCGTGTTGACGATCAGCGTGACGACAGCGTTCGCTGCCTTCGCCGACGCATCACCGCGAACGGGGACGGGGATCGAGATGGTGTTACCCTTCTTACCCTTGTGGTTGAGCTGCGTGACGAGGTTCGCCACGACGAGGTTCTTGCGATACGGCGCCAAGACCTCTAGCGAGTACACGGTCGGGATGAAGTTGGCTGCATCCGTCACGTCAACGCTGTTTGTAAAGGCTAGTGAAGTTGCCACGTTTGTGACTCCAGGTTAAATGATAAAGTTCTAACGTGGCACTCTTGGTTAGCGAAGGCGACCCTCTTTCGCCGCCAACAGAAGTTCCGCCTGGTAAGCGTCGCTGTTGTACACTTCCGGCTTGTCGATAATCAACTGGACCACGTCCGCTCGGTTGATGATCTTGCCAGAACTGCGCACAGCTCCACTGCCGCCCGCCTCGGTCATCGCGTCACGCGCGCCGGTAACGCCTTGCGGTTTCCCGCTTTGCGTCGTCTCGGTCTGCGCAGGTTGGCGATCCGTCCAGCCTTCGAGAAGGCGTCGGGCTGCCGACAAGTCTCCACGCGCTGCCGCCTGTGCGTCTTGAGAACGGCCTTTCGCACCGTATGCCCAAGCCTTGAATGCGGCGTCATTGCCGATTTCCTGCATCTTCGGAAAGTCCGATGCAAGAGCGGCTAGGTCGCGTTCCTTAGCGTCCATGGACTGTGAGTCCTTGATCGGCTGGAGCGCGGCTTCAATGGATTGCTTGACGACCCTGGAGATGGTATCTGTTGGATTCGTCAGAAGTTCGTCACTCGTTACTTTGAGTGCCGTCTCTTGTTTCGCCACGTTGGCCTTCGGCGTTGCTGCCGCAGAGAGGTCCGAGACGAGGTTGCGCCACACACCGAGTTCCTGGCCTTGCGCGCCGAGTCGTGACTCTGCATTTTCATGCATTTGCACAACGTCGGCGAAGCTCTTGCCACGATACTTGGCAGGGACGCTGTCGTCGTCGGGAGCCTTGAGGTCCGCCAGGGTCGGCTTGGCCGGCGCAGAGGCCGGGGCCGGAGCGGAGATAGGCTGCCCTTCCGGGGGAGTTGCTATCGGGTCAACGAGAATCGAGTCTTGGGACATAGTTACACCTTATCGGTTAATCCGGTGAGCGCGCACGCTCATTGTCCGGCAAGCCAAGGAATCAGAGAAACGCAACGCAGGTTTATCTGCGCACGTCAGCGCCATCAGCGCCCCATGCGCCAGGACCGTTGTCCCGTGCGCGCTTCTCGTCAACTTTTTTGGCTTGTTCGTGCATCCGCGCCCACTTCGCCGCCATCGAAGGATTCGACGGATCGACGCCCATACGCATGCTGATACGCGGCGCAGAAATAATGCGCACAGCATTCGGCGACTGGCAGGCCGGGCAAGTGCGTTCCCGCACATCCGGCCGTACCAAAGCCTCATGGATTTGGTTGCAGCAAGGGCATTCAAACTCGAAGCTGATTAGCTTACTCATAGCTCGTTCACGTCCGCTATTTGAGAGAGTCGGCCTTGCTCCATTGTCGTCCGGCGCAGGTCAACCAGCGCCGGGTATTTGACCAGTTCTTCGATTGCCGCCACGCGAGCGCGTGCAGCAATGACGTGGTCCATTGATGTTGCATTCTGGAACGTGTCGAACGGTAGCCGCTCGACTGAAGCTGCTAGCTCCCGCATCAGCCGCTCCCAACCGGGGTGGTTGAATAGCGACTCCATGTCGCGAAAGTAGCTTTGTTCGTCGTCTGAGAGTAGTCTCATTTGCTCGGTGTCTTACGCGCCTTGTAGGCGTCGATTCGGAGTTTCTGGGCCTTGAGCTTGAGGTCGATGTCCTCTTGCTGCGTTTGCTTGACAGCAACCGCCGCAAATTGGGCTTCGATCATCGAGTTCAATCTCTCCAAATCCTTATTCTGCCATTCGATCTGCGCCTGGACTTGCTTGAGCATCGCGTCCGCGCCAGCCACGCCCGCGTCGGCCATTGCCTTCGCTGCCTCGGCGTTGAGCTTGTTGACCTTGGCTTGCTGCTCGGCAATGGCGAGCTGCTGCATGAGCTGCTGAATCTGTTGCTGCACCGGGTCGGGTTTCATCATCTGATCGACGGCGGCGACCATCTCGTTCTTCTTGGGCGAGCTGGACATCTCGTACATCGACTTGATAAGCACCAACTGCGCAGGCGAGCCTTCCGGCATGTACTGTAGCATCTGCGTCATGTGCGCCATTTCGACTTCGCGTGCGAGGATACCGATGGTGCCCTTCACAGTGAAGACGAAGTCTTGCGGGTAGCGCTGCGGATCAAACTGCATCTTGCGCCACATAATACGGCGCAGCATGTTATTCAAGAAAGTCTCGATGTTGAACATAGTCCGCTTCGAGCGCTTTATCATGCCGCTCGCGGCTATGCCGCTACCCATCGCAGACTCGTCGCGAATGCCGCCGCGCAGCGTCGTGCTGTCGTGGGCGCCAATCGACTGCGCAATCATGCGCTCGAACTCGGCGGTTTGCTGGAACGTGCTCATGTTCACGTCGCCGAAGCGGAACTCTTGGATCACTTCGCCAGGGTTGCCGCGCGTGCCCCAGAACTTGCCGGGCCACGAATTGAGGTCCATTTTCGGCGGGAGGCGCGTGATGTCGCCCGCCATCATCGGGTTGTTGATCCAGGCGAGCGAGTCGGCGCGGGCGCGAAGCTCCACGTCGTTGCCCTTCTGGCTGTTGTACGCCTTCTCCACGTCGCCGCGACCGATGAAGCGGTTCGGGACGGTGTCGTACTGCTCGGACACGATAGCGCGGTCTTCCATGACCGAAGGGTTCGGAATGGCGCGTAGAAGCGTGCCTTCGTTCGCAATGGTGACTATGGCCTCAACCATGTCGGTCTCGGGGATGCCTTCGAGCATCACTTCGAGGCCGGGGGCGCCCTTGCCGCGCACTTCCGCGAGTAGTTTCTTCGGTACGAGACCGTGCCACTCGGTAATGAATGCGCTGTCTTGCTGCTGGTTGCTCTCGCCTTCCTCGCCACGCTCTGCGGTGGACATCGTCGTCTCGACGGCCGGACCAACGTCCGCTTCGAGGTAGACGCCGTTCGCGATGCGGTCGCGGATCGTGTGCAGGCCGAGGCGGAACTCGTGCGCAATGCCGAGCATCTTGTCGGACTTCGTCGGGCCGCTCATGTCCCAGACCAACTGGCCGGGCTCGATGGCGACCGGGAAGATCGCTGCGCGCTCCTCATATCCACGGACGAGAGCGCCGCCAGGGCCGCGAATGGCGCGGGCTTCTTGCTTCACGTCCACGACGACCTTGCCACTGAGCTGCCCGTAGAGCGAGCCAATCAGCAGGACTTCGGCGAGGAAGTTGATGATGCCGTCGTTGTACAGGTCTTCCGTGAGCTGGTCGCGAGCGCGCACGGCGTCCGCTTCCTTGTCCGTGTCAATGAGGTCTTCGGAGATGTCGAACCACTGCTCGCGGCCGAGGATCGCTTCGATGATGTCGGCGAGCTTGATGTCCACCGCGATCTGCGTCGCCGGGGAGACCAAGCGGCTGCGCTCGCTCATGCGTGAGCGGGAACTGGCCGACCAGCGACCACGCCAGACGCGATAGTACTCGTCCCAACGCTCTTTGTAGACTTGGTCCCGCTCAGTACGGTTGCGCACGACGTTCGCCATGACCCACGACACGATGTCGGAGTACTTATCGGCGGCTGGCGCGTTCGTCTCGGGTTCTACAACAATGGAATCCATTTAATATCCTGCGATAGGGTCCATGAACTGAGCACGGATGTCGCCGAAATCCTCTAGTGTGTATACGGATGTTTCCGCCATCTGGTCAATGTACGCGACGGCGTCGATCAAGTCGTCCTTGCTGAGCGGCGACGGGAAGCCGCACGCTTCGTCAAGAAATTCTTCGTTCCACGCGCCGGGCGCCAGACTGATGCGGCCCTTCGACGCGCGGCCTTCGAGCGCCCAGGCGATACGCTGGTGCTTGGCTCGGTTGCCGTGGTTGAGGTCAACGACCCGGAAGTTCGCGCGATACTCGCGCCGATACTCTTCGAGGTAGCCGTCAACCGCGTTCTTGAGGGCGCCCTTCTCGATGCCCACATCCTGCACACGGTAGTCCTGTGCAGCCTTCAGAATGTTGTATGCAGTCGTGCGCACATCCCATCGGCCAAAGCGGATGTCACGTACCCACCAGCCGGCGCTGTCGAAGTGCTGGCCCGTGCTGTCCATTGGGTACACTTTCACGATTGCAATGGCCGTGTAGTCACGGCGCTTTGGTGTCTTGTCGATCTTGTCGTCGGAGAAGCCCGCCAAGTCCACCGCGATGTACCACTCACCGCCGTCCGGTTCCTTTTCAAGGATCGGGAACATAGACCGGGCGAAGATGTCGCCGCCCGGCTCTACGAAGGATGCGTTGATTTCCTGTTGCTGAAGGTGATCGCTCCCGCGAGTCAAATCCTTCGCTGTTGCGATCAACTCGTCCTTCGAGAGAAAGGTGTTCTCGAATGAGCTGAAGTTGAACGCAGCCCAGTCGTCGCCGAGCAAGCCTTGCTTGATCGACTGGAACAGTTGATAGAAGTGGTTCCGGCCCTTCGGCGTGCCGATAAACAAGGCGCCGCCACGGGTTGAGAGTAGCGCAGGGCGCACGATCTCAGGGAACGCCATTTCTGGCATTTGAGCATACTCGTCAAGCACCGCGAATCGGAGGCGCATTCCGCGCGCCGAGTCAGGGTTATCCATGCCGAGAAGCCGGATTCTGACGCCGTTCACCAGCGTAATCAAGCTGGTGTTCTCATGGATCGCGGGCCGCCCATCGGCGCCCTTTGCGGTCACAGGGCCGGCGAGATTCTTGAGCAAGCTCCAGACGTTTCTGCGGGCCTGTTCGAGAGTCACGCCGAAGTAGACGACTTCCGCGTCGGTGCTGAGCACGTCGCCGTACACGTTATGCGACGCCAGCGCGTTGACGATGCACGACACGACAGCGAGGAAGGTCTTCCCGAACTGCCGGCCGCAGGCGGCGACCTTGAATCGCGCCGGGTGATTGTAGATTGTCTGCTGCGCGGGATGCAGCGCGAACTTCAACGTCGTCACAGTTGGGCTATCTTGACCTTGAATTTCTTTGCGAGCTTGCGGTACTGCGCGGCCGGCACGACCTTGTAGTAGTCGAACAGGTCCATGCAGATCGCGGTGAACTTCGGGCCGTGGTCATACTCTCCGTCGTACAACTCGGTCTCGATATGGTGCCCGACTTCGTGCAGCAGCACGGGCAGATTGCGCCCGCTGTTGCGCTTCTTGTTGTACAGCTCGATGCGGGGCGTTGAGTCGGGGTAGCCCCAGTAGCAGCCGTAGAGCCCTTCCGGGTTCTGCGCGACGAAGCGCACAGGCACCGGCTCTACACTCCACCGTTTGCATGCACGGTCTGCATACTGTTGCAGCGCGTGCAACGGTTGCCGGACTTCGAGCCACGCGCCGAGGAACTTCGCTTCGAGCGCGTAGACCTTATACTTTTGCGGATCGGTTTTGGAAGTTCTCACAGACGCCCCGCCAAAATTCGGTATCCGCAGCGTAGAACTTGCGCACGCTGTCGGGGATGTTTTCTATAGGCACCGCGCCGTTGCTGTTGTTGATTGGCAGCGTTGCCGGGACCGGGCGGGGGAAGCGTGGCTTCATTATCTCCCAAGCCTCGGCCGCTCGGTAGAGCGGAGCGATCAGCTCGGGAATCTCGCCGAAGGTGCCGACTTGCGGCGCGATGTGCTTGTCGTCAGGGAAGCACGCCAACGCGCGCTCCGCGAATATGTCAATGGACTCGAACAGGCGGCCGTCGTAGTTGGCCTGCGCCATCTCGAACGTCTTTGGGAAGTTGATCCCGTCGCGTGCCCATCGTAGTTGCTTGGCCTTGAAATGGTGGTACACGCTCGCGAACCGCGCATGCGGCTGGCGGACGAACCACGCTACCAGCGCGCCGCCAAGCTGCGCGCGGAGCAACTGCTCGTGCGTCTGCACGGCAGGCTGTGCATACGGCGAGCCATACAGCTCGACGTAGAGGTTGCGGAAGGTCCAGCTCCCGGCGCGGGCGCAGTAACACTGCGCCCATCTGTGCCGGGGGTAAAGAACGAACCGTGGCGCCTGGATGTCGTGCGCCGCGCTCACTTTACAGTCTGTCGAAGTCCGACTTCGGCCGGAGAACCAGGAAGTTCCAGGTGCTCGACGCGATGTCGATGTGGTCGCCAGTCGTATTGGCAAACACGATCTTGACCGTGTTCGCAGACACAACCTGCGCTTGCCACACAACGCCGTCCGTAATCAGCACGCCAGGGGCGGCGATTATGAGGTCGCCGAGCGCGACGCCCGTGATCGTCACGGAGATGTTGCTCTCCGCGCCCGCCGCCATGTCGGCCGGGTTGACCGTGGCAGTGCCGTAAATCACGTTGACAATCGCCTGGAATTGGCGAGGGCCAAACACTGTTGAATTAAAAGCCATTAGAGTCTACCTTTTATGATTGAAGTTTGACTGGACTACTGTCCAGGGTTTGTTTGCCCTTGCCGTGCTCGTTCCGTCGATGACGGGCCGACCAGCGGCTCGGAAATTGGTGCGCCATGCACGTTCGACTGGCCGGCGCGCGGCGCCATGCTCGAAGGTTTCGGTCGGCCACGGTAGTTACCGCGACGGATGGGCGCGGCGGCGGCCGGCGGCGCGGCCTGCTCGACAGCGGCGTCCACCTTGGCGCCGCGCTCGCGAATCTTCGCGGCTGCGTTGATCGCGGCAAATGGGTTGTTCGCCATGTCAGTACTTCCCACCGGGGTTCGTCTGCCCGCGCCGATAAGCGGCGATGCGAGGCGCAACTGTACCCGATTCTGTGTTCTTCGCGTTGTCCTGAAACGCCTTCGGCTTGCGCGAGTGGAGCGGGCCGGGCGCGCGGACGCGCATGCCGGGCTTCTGGACGTTCTTCACTGTCCACTCCCCTTCTGCGCCATCTGCTGCCGGATGCGCAAGCGCTCGGCCGCAGTCAGCGGGGCGCCCTTCGCGGCGGCGGCTTTCGCCAGCGCGGCGTCAACCGCTTGCACGGAAGGCGCCTGCGGGGCGGCCTGCGCTACGCGCACTTCGTTCCCTCGCACGATGCTGTCAACCGTCCGGTCTATCTTGCCCTGACGGTCGCGCAGATCATCAGCCACGGTAGTCTTGGACCTTGCTGCCCGAGATGGTCTCGTCGTCGCCCTTGCGGTCGGCGAGGTCTTGCAGCGAGCCAAGCGTCTTACCAGCCGGCGGGCCTGCGGCCTTGCCCGGCTTGTTGTCGCCCGCGTTGCCGGGGGCGTTTTGCGCGTCAGCGTAGTTCATGTTACGGCTGCTGTGCGTTCGGGTCTTTCTCGCCCTTGTTCGACGCGCCGCCATCTTGCAGCTTGCCGGAGGGGAGGAACTTACCCTGATTGGAGCTGAGTCCAGCCGTCTCGCCGGGCGTGTTATTCGCCTCGTCGGTCGTCTGGCAGCGCTTCAACATGTCGTAGTTGCTCATTTCGTTTCCTTGGTGGGGTCAATGACTGTGGCTTCGATTACTTTCGGCTCGGAGCCAGGCCGAATGGTTGCATTTTCGATCACGATGGTCACTTGCGGCGGCGCGTCGCGGCTCGCTTCCTCTTCCTGTTTGGCCGAGGACATGACCTTCTCGAACAGCACGCGCCCGGCGGCGACGGAGTCTTTGTCTTCGAGGCCGTACGCGGCGATGCGGAATAGCCGGTCGAGGGCGTCCCGCATGATCTTGAGCCGCTTCGGGTGCGATATATAGTCGCGAATCCCGGCCTCAAGAGCAAGTCTTTGTTGCATGACGCCGGATTTCGACGCCTGTTTGCGTACGCGGATTTTGCCGGTCGGCTTCGTCTGCCGGCCGACTGCGTAGCGCTCGATGTAGTCATCGGGGTCTACGGGCGCGATGTCCTTGCGCGGCTCTGCGTCGCCGAGCAAGTCGGCAAATTCATCTATTGGAATCAGCTCGCGCTTCGTCATAGGCTTTCATCATGTGCGCCAGTGCGACGCCGTTCTCAAACTCGGCCAGGCTGAACTGGGTGTAGCTTAGCCAATGCGCCCATTCTTCACGGTCGGGCATCTTGCGCTCGCCGATTGAATGCGATGCAACCGGATACGCCATAGAGGCCGAGTCGCAGGCAACTGTCGGAACGCCCGACGCAACCGCATCGACGCCCGAGTTCGAGTTGTATGTGACCGCAAGCCAGACGTTGTCAGCAGCAAGAGCCTCGCAAATAGGCGGGAGCGCATTCGGCTGCCCCATGTTGCGGTAACGATTAGGGTGCGGACGGTATAGAACTTCGCGCCCCCAAATTTTCTTGGCTGCATCATAGGCGTCGGACTCCCACTGGCGGATGTTCACGGCGCGCACCGCGTAGTCGCGTTGCATCTGCCCCATGACCATTACCCGGCCGGTGTTGTCAGCTTTCCACGGTCGCAATACCGGCTGTGGCCGAGGCGCGGAGCCTGGCGTCGGCCGGATTGCGTGCCGGGCCAGGTGATTCCAGCCCAGGCTGGCGGCCCCCTGGCGTGGGCCGAAATATCGCATCTCGGACACCAGGAACGGTATCCGGAACTCACGGAGCAACGGCACGGGCGCCGTCTTCATGCCCCAGAACACGGCGAAGTCAACGCCGCGAGGCGGCGGGCTGCCGATTGGATGAAAATGGAGGCTGTGGCCGGCGGCGACCAGCGCCTTTTCGAGCGCGCCCTGGTACAGAGCCTTGCGGGCGTTCCCGTTATCGTACTTGGCGACGGCGACCTTCATAGCGGGTACTCGTATTCGGAAGCGTCGGCCTTGCCGGTGATGTAGATCATTTCCTTCTCGACGCGGACGTGTCCGTCCGGCCAGACGCGCTGGAGCGAGTCAGGCGTGCCGATAAGTTGCCCCTGCATCTCAGGTGCCAGGTCGCCTGTCACCAGCGCGGGGCAGTGCGTGTAGCCTAGCTGCCGCAGCGCCCATCGGCGGTTGCGGCCGACGCGAAGGTGGAAGGGCTTGTTCACGACCATTGCGAGGTCCGCGAACAGCGGTTGTCCGGCGGCGTTGCGCATCATCTGATGATTGCACACGAACATCGGGCACTTGACGCCGCGCTTCCGGATGTCCTCGACCAGCGCCGTGCGCCAGGGCAGGCCAAGCGGATCGAGCACTCCGAGGTCTCTCCACCGAAGAATTTCGAGCGGGAACTCGGGCACGAACCAGATCGGGTAGTCAACGGGCTTGAGCCAAGTCACCGTCGAGCTTTGCTCGCGGAACTTCGGCTTCACTCGGGCGTTTCCCAGTTGTCGAGTTGCGCGACCATCTTGAATAGCGGGCCGTTGTGGCCGACGTGCATGATGCCGTCGCGAAAGTGCTTGAGCAGAGAGTCTGCGGAGTAACACCCCTGACACGGGAACTCAGGCGCTTTGCCTATGTCCAGCGTCAGGAATGCGCGGGCGTGCGTACGGCCAATATGCTTGAGCGCCCAAAGTTTGTTGTAGCCAAAATGCAGAAAGTACGGACGGGGCGACGGCGCGACAGTCGGGGGCGTGTGGTTCCACACGATCAACGGATTCAACAATCCGCGCGCGGCGATGTCTTCCGCCAGCGCTTGCCGCCGTACGTTGTAGCCGTCGTCTTCGAGCGGGCTGAGCTTCAGCCGGTCGAGCGGGAACTGGTCGATGTACCAGATCACGTAGTTCGGATCGGCGCCCTGAACGAAGTCCACGCGCGGCGAACACTTGATCTTGGTGAGCGGTCTAGGCATCTTGGTTGTCGTAGCTGAGCCCGTTAGCGTAGGTGCGCGGGCCGAGCGCCTTGCTTGCGCGGCGCATTAGCGCCGCGCGGTACGAGTTGGCGAGGCGTTGCAGCTCACGCGCGCCGAGGTCTTCGGCGTACAGCGTCATGCTGCCGGTCCACTCTTGCATACGGTCGCTCGCGTTTTCCACGTCGGGTGTCACGCGGAGCGACAGGATGACGTTTGCACCGTCTTGCTTGACCGTGAAGTAGCCCTTCCAGGTCGCGCACTGATCGAAGTCGCAGTCGTCAAGGATTATAGCCAATCGAATTCACCATTGGACCAATCGCGCACGTCTGCCACATCAGGCGGCTGATTCGCGGCGAAGGTGATCTTTCCGTCCTTGATTTTCTCTTGCGCACCGCGCAGAGACTTCGGCATGCACGGCTCGAACTCGCAGCCGCCGTAGACTATAGCCGGTACAGTCTGAATGCCACGAAGCAACGCCCAATTCCGGCGATGATTACCAGTCCGAGTCCAATAGCGTCGAGTGGGCTGACCGGGCATGTTATGGACCAGCAGAGGATTGAGGATTCCACGCGCGTCCAAGTCCTTATGCAGAGCTTGCACTTTGGGAAGGTGAAACTGCTGCGACTCCGGCATTTCTTTCAGCTCGGAGACCGGAAATTCGGGGCACCACCAGAACCAAAACATCTGGTCGCGCGTCTCGTAGCCCTTGAAGTCTACGGGGCCGGCGTCGAAAGGCGTGTACGGCTCGGTAAAGTCGATCCGGAACACCCATCGGTGCTGTTGCGCCATGTGCGGGCGCAGATCGCGGTAGTACAGTTTCCCATTTCGGGCTTTTGCATGCCCGTTGAGGGTAGTCAACCACCAGAGCAGAGGAAATCGGCTCAGGTGCAGCGGGTCGGAGCCTGGCTCGTTCTTGCGCGAGGCCGAAGGCATGTCATTTGTCGAAAGTGTCAGTTGTTTTCGCGCTAGCGA